CCCGTGGCGACATCCAAGGCCAAGCTTGCAAGGGCTCCAATACCGCCGCCACCACCATAATGATGAGCGACTTGACCGCAATTCAGAATGTCATCTGCTTGAGGTTGTGGGTCGTGTAATTGCGCGCCCTGATTGCGATTGCTATAACCGCCAAAAATTATTTTGCTCATAATTTAATCATCCAGTTATAACCTGCGCGATCAGATTCCTTTACAGGAACATTTATCTGTCTACCAAGTCGTCTAAGTAAATTGATAATCCCGCCGTTGTCGGCTTTGCCGTACAAACGATGGATGCCGCGTCGCTCGATATTTCTAAAGAATCGAACCAATGTTCGAGCCAGAACGACGGGTGGGTCTTGTGTGAAAAGGTGGGCAGAAAATTCGCCGGGTGCGATCTTTTCCAAGAGAAGCGAGGTCTTGCCGCCGTGTAAAAGAATGCCGCCATCTTTGACGGTTTTGGCAACCGCGCCCATGACGAGATTGTGATCCAAGCCCCTTTGCTTGGAGTCGTGTGTTATGACTTCTGACGGTTTCATTAAAAGTTCTCCTGTACTGGTGTGACAGACATGATCCCTGTCATAGCCATTGCCCATTCTTGCCAGTTCGCATAACTTCTATGGTCTGGCACCCCAGACTGGACAAAATATCCAATCCCATTTAATCCATCTACCCACTGCCTCCAGTTTTCTTCGGGCACATGGCCCAACTGGTTTGACGCAAACAGCTCTTCCATCAGTTTGTTGTACTGATCCCAAGTCATTCCTCGTGGGTCATAACTTATCATGGGTTTCCTGTTCCGCGAACATCGCCAGTTTCCACATTCAGCACAACACGGCCTAAGAAATAGTTACCGTTTTGGGTGTTTGACTCAAACCGCAACCGCATTTCACGGCGTTGTTCTTTTAAATCTATTTTAAGGGTAGACGGCTCAAAAGTGTAGGGCTCAGAGGCGATGTCAGTGTCGTCTGCATAGCCCTTACCCGTGACAATCATGTCCATCTGCCCAACTTGTTGAAAGTCAGGTTCTACGCGCTCCAAACGCGTCCATAAGTTGTCGCCACCCTGAGGTGAACCCACCAAACCGGCAGAGGTGCCCAAGACATTTGTCTCAAAGGCAGAATAGATGGCATTGACATGGTTCAAATACACTTCATCGGTGCCTTGTTCATGCACCCACAAGTCGTATTGACCGGTGTCGTTTTGATTGTTTGCCGCCCAAATAGGCTTCTTGTACACCTCCGAGAAGGTGCCTGCAGAGCGTCGAGCGCCCGGTGCAGAGCCTGCGTCATACCAAATCTTGTCGCGCACATTGAAGACAATCGCGTCGGTGCATTCTGTGGCGTCGCCGCGTGGATAGAACCACCAGATTTCACCCCAACGAGGCACTTTGCTCACCCACACTTTTTGACGCTGTGCGGTGTTGACATTGTCAAAGAACCAGTTCAGGTTTTGACTGTTGGGAACTTCTTGAACAACACCGTTGTACATCAAGAATCGGTCAGTGCCCACCCAGTAGTAAACGCCGTCGTATTCAATCACGCACGAGCTCGACATGATCGAAGACTGTTGGGTGATCAAGTCATAGCGCCAGTAGAGCGTCGATGTGCCCACATTCTGAGGCGCATAGGTCACGCGCACCACTGAGTCAAGTGTCCAGAAAAGCCCAGAGGGGGAGGTTGTGCCTCCCCGTAGAGGCAAACCTTTAATGACCTTGGTAGAGGCCACATTGTTGGCATTCGAGTCAGCAGATGTCCAGTCGTTGAAGTTGCCTGCGGCGCAGTTCTGAATCAGGCCGTTGTTGCCGTACACAAAGAGGTACGGATACAGCATCACAACACCACCAGACACGCTGATGTTGTTGTCAAAAGTCAAGGTAACAGTGGCTGATGCGGTAGCCGCGTTGTTCAAGACTACCGTCCACACGCCTGCGACCAATGAGGCAGACACGATCACCGTGTTGGCAGGGATGCCTGCACCAGTCACAGACACGCCGGGCCCCATGGCGACATTGGTCGTCGTAAAGGTCACATTCTTGGACATGTTGGTGGTGGTACCCGTCTGTGAAAAGACGCCTACAGGCGTCATTGTTGTGCCGGTAAAGGGGCCAATCAAAGGTCGGGTGTTGGTCGTGTTGTCGATGTGCTCAAGGTTCAAACCCGGATGCGCAATCACATTGTTGTTGCCGGTGTCGTAGGGGTCGTATCCGGTGTCAAACTGCCACAAATTGAGGTCATTGGGGGTGAAGGCTGAGTTGGCAGTAATAACGCCTGCAAAGCCCGATCCTGAGCCGCCAATGCTTGCGTTGCTGATCGTGAAGCTCTCGCCATACGGGTATGTGGCTGTGCCGCCGTTGGTGATGGCAACTGAGAACACTTGGTTGCTCGACACGACCACAGTCGCCAAAGCACCGGTGCCCGTCGTAGTAACAAGTGGCACATTGGTATAGGTGCCGTTCACATAGCCAGTGCCTTGTGTGACGATGCTCACTCCAGTCACAGAGCCAACAGGATTGATGGCAGTTGGGCCAGAGCCCACAGCATCATCGTTGTCGATTGTCCACTGCTGAATGCTGTCGCTGAACCCTGAGATCACCCATGTGTGACCATCTTGGGACTGCAAGATCATGCCTCGGCTGATGCCGGGCGCGTTCACGAAGGACGCAGTGTAGCCACCCATCTTGCGTGGGCGCCCGTATTGGAAGCGACACCATTCACCGTCGATGTAGCAAGGGGCCGCAAAGAGCGTACCGTCGCGCTGTATGCCGGGTGGTATTGCAAGGATGGCGACTTTTGCAGTCATTAGAACGCTCCACCGTTGATGCCAACAGGCAACAAGAGGCCAGTGGCAGTCAATTGACCTGCCGCAAGCCCAGAAATTGCAAAACCAATTTGGCCCGATGCCGCTAAGTACAAGCCGGTTGATGGGTTGCTTTGGAAAGCCAACGAAGGCGCGGCGGCTGAACCGTTACCAATCTTCAAGTTTTGGATAAAGCTTGAGGTCGATGTCTGAGCGTTGTAGACATTCGTTCCATCGCAAATCGCAATGATCGTTTGACCCTGAGGCAAAGTAATGGTCGTGCCGCCAACAACGCCGGTTGAGAATGTCAGCGAGAATGAGCCAGAGGTGTTGTTTTGGAGTGAGTAAAACTGCACCGTTGGAGGCAAAATGATCGTGCAATTTGATGTCAGTGTGCCGGTGTATTCCTGAATGATGCTCGATGCCTGCACAGAGGTCAGCGTTACAGTGCCACCGGTGACCGGCAAACTTAACAAAGTAAAAAAGAACTGTGCAGACTGACCATAGGCATAGGTGTACCAGTTCGTGCCGTCGGTGGTGACGACAAACGATTCTCCCAACTGCAACTGCGCAGATGTACTGGTGAAGTCAATCGTGCTTGTGCCTTGCGCAACAACATTCAAGATGCCTGTGCCGTCGTTCTTGAGCACCGCATACCAACTTGCGCCAACAGTTGCGGCCTGAGGCAAAGTGACTGTGCCTGCGCCACCAGTCCACACATACAGCGACGATTGGTCTTGCGAATTGAGTGTGTAATTCGAGGCAAATTGATTGACCGCAAGCACCGTGTTGAGGGTGTTGTTGATGGCCTCCAAGCCATAGCCTGCAAGCGCACTTGCGCTGTAGGCCGAGGTGCCAATACCCAAAGCAATCGTTGACCATGAGCCATTGATTGTGGTGTTGTCAGTCAGGTAGATGTAGTAGGTGTTGACTGTCGAGGTCGTCGGTGCAACAGGGATTGTCTGAATCGTGCCGCCGGAGTTGTTGGCGACAGTGAACGAATACTGCGAGCCATTCCCAATGTTGCGAACGATGAATGCTTGACCAACAGAGACTTCCAAAGCAGGCGGCAAAATCAACTGCAAACCATTGGCTGTTGCGATCACATCGATGATGTTAGCAACTACATTCGAGCTGTTGCTGTTGATGGGCCACTGCAGAGTTGTGTTGGTGCTGATTGTCAGCGCCTCATACCCAACTTGCGATGGGTTGATGGTCTGTCCGGTATAGGGTGAGGAGTATGTAGTCATGATTAGCTATCCACAGCAACGGCTTGTCGGTCACCAACACGAGACACATCCTCATCTTTCAGCGACTTGATGGCTTCGCTGTATTTTTGTTGGAAGATCACGCGTTGATCATTTTTGAGAAAAGGCATTGCCTGCAACAAAGTGCCGTACAGCATCGCTGTTGGGGCATTCTGGGTCAGCCAATTGGTTTGGTTTGTCGAGCTCAATGGAGCGATGCGCTCGTAGTACAGCACCTCGAAGTTGTAGGCCGCATCCGGCGTCGGGGCGATGTACCAGTGATCCCAGTCAGTATCTGCGTAGTAGAGCGGCTTTGCTACATTGGCGTTGTCGGGCCAATAGTTGGTCAGATACTCGTACTTGCGAAGCAAAACAGGGGTGCGATTGCCTGCGCTGTCCGTGATGCTCATGGACACGGTTTTGCGCCACCGAGCAGGCTTGGCAATTGTTGGTTGACCAATATTCATCACCGACTCAGCGACTTGCAATTGGCCCAAGGTTTTGATCTCTTGGGCAATCTCAAACTCAGCCAGAGTAATGAAGGTGGGAATAGCGTTAATGGTGGCTTGGTCTGACCGTTCTAGGTACTGAAGTACATAGTAAGTCAGACTGTCATAAGTCATTACCCATGATGGTGTATTGGTGCTCATATTTTCCCCATTGTTATGTCTATTTTCCCATCAGGTTAACAATCTCACAAGGTCACTTTATTTCAATAAAGATGCCTCTGCCATTCGTCTTTTTGTCAGGCCCGGCAAAACCCTGCCGCATGCCTTGTTCCATTTCACAATCTCTTCGCAGGCCCCGCTCCAATCCTTGGCGTCAACCCGTTTTTTGAAGGTGGACACCCGGTAACTGCCAAGCCCCAAGTTGTAGGTGAAGCTGATCACCGCCGCCAAGCGACGATCCGGCTCGTTGGCGAGGCCGGGCGACAACTTGAGGGCGTTGCTCGCAAAATACAACAAATGCTGATCTAGGGCCTCTTGGGCCTTCTCTACAGGCCAAACAGTGTCAGGGCCAATGTCTGGCCCCGTACAACCCCATCCAATCGTCCAAGGAGCCCCGTGTGAGCCCGGATCAGGGTAGGCTTGGCATCCACCGTCAGGCAAGCGCCTTGCGTAGCCTTCA